CTAGGCAGTCGTCACCGGCCGCCTTGGCACGCACCGACCCAGCCAGGCTCGAAGCATCTAGCCGGGAGAGTGTGTTGTAAGTCGTCGTAAGGTAGGAGCCCGAAAGCATACCACCTGGCGAGTTACGCGTGACCAAGACATAGGCCTGACCATCTGGGAGGGCGAAGAGAGGCGAGGTCATGAGCTGGGCATGAGCCCTTACTGCACGAGTCCAATGTGGGCATGCGTTAACGCACGACCGAATCACTGATTCGGCCGCCTCAACCACATAGGACCGGCCTAAAGACCGGTCCCAACCACTGACGTCAGTCGAAATGACTTCCGGCATGGTCCGGACAACCTCGTTGTAAAACTCTTCATTCATCGAATCGGAGAAACCAATCCCGACAACAGCATCAGAGTGAGGGTACTGTGACTTGATAACAGCGATCGGCGTGGAAAATATCACACGCTCGACTAGCTGATCAACAAGGGAGCAACCCTGGACGATGCGCCACGCACCGCTGGACACCTTCCTAGGAGGATGGAGTTCTGACTTGATAAAGGGCAAGGCTGGGTCGCGAAAACCAGCCTGAACTGCCTCGAGTGGAGTAATCTCAACGCTCTCAGTATCAAACAAAGCTCGCAGTCTCCACGCTGTAGCGGCAACAATTTCTTCCCCGAATCGTTCGAGGGCGATTTTGTTACTTGCAGCGCAGAGTTTGAGCGGAAAACCTGGCGAACTCTCGGGTTTAACCGAAGAGCACGCCCTGATCACCGCTCTACGCAAAGACTGGGGAGAAGCTTCAATAAGATCTGGGTGTAATTCCCAGGGTCCTATGTGGACTTCCCCTCTGCTTTGCCCTGCTCCTGCCGGACGTTCTGCTGTTGTCCCACCAACTGCTTTAGTGAGAGCCCTTGCTGTTTCCCCCTGCTTCGACGGCGGGTATTCATACCCTCCGAGTTCTGCGAAGATGACGATGTCATCGGGGATTTCAGCTCCGGACTTTCCTGGCGGACTCGAAGGAGGTCGAATTGGGATTGTAGCGACGAGAGGCAAGCCATGATGGCTGCCATCTGCGGGTCTGATGAGCGCTCGAACATCGAGGGCTGTGATTCCTTGGGGCTCACAGCCGGCCCCTTCCGAAAATCCGATTTCTCGGGATATTCGACGGGGAACTCTTCATCGGACTCGTAATCGGCCCAAAACCTATTGCCGTCCTTGGGTTCGAAGACGGTGTAGTGACCGCGGGTATCCACGGCTCCACAACCAAATCGAGTCAAGAAACGACGATCCTTCTTCCTGTGGCTTTGAACAAAGTCGTGAGGATCGACGTACGAAAAGTAGCGATTCTCAGCAACAATGCTCTCCACCACCTCACCAACCAAAGGGCTGGGACGTCCGAAAAGCGTGTCCACGACGACAACAAGGGGAACAGCGATGTTCCGTTGGTCCTTGTATCCGACGTGAACCGCAACCGCTCGGCCACCCTGGGTTATGATGGACCCGGAGTCACCAGAAGTGGTAACGGACGTGTGAGTGAGTCCCACAGGCCACGTAGCATCGGAATGTGCAACCACGATGTCCTCAAATTGAACATCAATGGTCTTCACACCATCTGCTATGGAGCAAATGGATCCAACCCTACGCGACACTGAAGCGACGGCACCAGAAGATCGAAGATGGTGTCTGCTCATAAAGTTCGAAGGAACTTCGATGAGAGAGACGTCACCAACCGAGCGCGCACCGCGGGAAAGAAAGGGCTCCCTCGTAGCAGAGGAAGGTCCCGAAATTCCGTCAGCACTTTCGAGCACGTGAGTCGCCGTGACAAGATAATACTTGTCACCGTCTTCCTCAACGCGCCTAATGATGCCACCGCGGCCAACGAGTTGGCCTCCACACCAGAACGTCGCAACCTTCTTGGCTTCATCCAAGTTGGTATGACGGGGGCGTGGGGCGCCGGGCACTGCCATCTCGGGGAACTCATAGCCTTTCCTTGAAAGTTTGGGTTCCGGGAGGGTGTGTCCCAGGGTAGCCATAATCTGAGTGAGGCGATCGCTGCCAAGAACGGCGACGGTGTTACCGTCTTCGTCCTTCAGCTCCCAGACGAGGTTTCCCCCGGGCTGGAATGTACAATCGTAGTCATGGATGTGAGGAACACGAGTTCTGGGAGCCACTTGGACTACAACCTTACTCTCATCCATCCAGCGACGGTACAGAAAGCCTGCGCACTTGTGAGAAGCAGACCAAACTGCCCCGGCAAAAGATCGAAGTGCCGAGACAGCTAGGTAACCGAAAACCATAATGAGAACAATATAGTATTCGGAAACTGCTCCTTCAACGATCCCCACGGTGTGGGAAAAGTGTTTGTGAACAAATGAGGTAAGCGAATCCATTTGAGAGATAAGATGTTTGGTCTTAAAGCGCAAATGGTTTCTCTAAC